AGCAACAGTTAAGAAGGTAGAGAAAGCAGTTAAGACTGCTAAGAAAGAGCAACCAAAGAAACCAACTTCCAAGAAAGGATTGTTAGGTAAAGTAGGTGATGCTGTTAAGAAAGGTGTTGAGAGACACAACAAAGCAAGAGCAGCAGGTAAAGTACCAGAGAAACGTGTGAAGGAATTCGCAAAAGGATTTAAGAAAGGTGTTAGTGGCACTCTTAAATTCGCTGGTAAGGTTAAGAAGGCTGTTAGTGAGGAGAAGGTTGAAGAGGGTATACTACCCAATATAATTAAGAAGGGTATTGCTAAACATAAGGATGCTGTTGAAAAGGAAAAGATTAAAAAGCGTAAGGCAGTTCCTTATCAAGCATTAGCAGCAGAGCATAAACCTGAAGGTGAGTTTGTTGATGAAGCAACTCGTCTTAAGAAAGAGAAGGGTTATGATAAGGGTGGTACTAAGAAACCATCTGGTAAACCAACAGCATTGTCAGTAGTTCTTGATAAAATTAAGAAGGAGCATGGTGCTGGTGCTGTTATGGGACAAGGTGGTAGCAGACAAAAGAAGAAAGAGAAAGGTGCTAAGTCATCATCTGGTACTGGTAAGTATCTGAAGAGAGCACAAGATAAGAAAGCCTATGTTGCTAAGGCAAAGAAGGCGGGATTCAAATCTGCTAAAGACTATACCAATACAGTGGCGAGGTATGGTGGAGAAGATAATTATAAGAAAGGTAAGGGTCTGGGAACATGAGTCTCCCAGAAATTACCTATGATCCTTGGTTTCACGATAAACCTCACCCACATGATTCAATGCCAATAGCAACAGATGAACCATTAGATACATCACCATCAGAGATTCAACCTCCTGGTGTAGATGAGGAACCTATACATGAAAAGATGTATAGAATTGCAACGGATAAGTACAATCCATTCTCAGTCGGAGGATCCGAAAGTATAAATGACAAACGTTGAAGAGACAACTGATCTCGGAAGAGAGATTATAAAAGCTGCACAGAAGAGACATGCTGATCATAAGGCAAAGAAGTTTTCTGATTTTCAAAAGCATGCAGGTGAGGTTAAAAAAAGAGGTGTAAAATTTTACGATAAGAAAGGGTCAGGATATATTAAAGGTGGTAAAAAAATATACTCGTGAAGCCTATATAGATTACCTATAGGTATATAATTATGGTTAACTTTTTAATGCCAATCGCTATCAGCATAATCAATAAGGCAGTTGATAGAATTCCTGATGATCTTGACTCTGTAATTAAAGATTTTCTAATCAAGTTGCTTAAGAAAGCAGCAGCAAAGACTGGAAACAAAGTTGATGATCAGTTAGTAGAAGCACTTCAGAAAGCACTATTAGAAGGATAAATTTATGGGGTTTTAAACCCCATTTTTTTATAAATAGTCTTAGTTAAAATAATTCTGGAGTAGAGGAACATGGCACTTTGGGGAGTCACAGATGCTAATGAAGCAAAGCCTAAGTGGGCTGTACAGGGTGGTGCTGTAGACCCCTCAAATATCTTTGCTACAGCAGAAGGTTGGGTATTACGCCACTACAAAAAAGGAGATCAAACTGAGTACTGGGATGAAGTTCTGGTAGCTGTTGATGGACTGGTAGGTGCTGGTGGTCGTGGTACTAATACTCTTGGTAACGCAGACATCACTGCTGTATTCTTTGAAGAGAGTACATATGCAGCTGCTGCAACTGGAACTGTAGTTGTTATATACAACGAGCAAGTCACCGTTACTGCTGGTGCAACACTGGTAGTTACTAATACAACTGATAGTGCTTCTATCACTGCAACATATGCACGTGGTACAAACACTAACCGTGTTGAGTTTGACTTTACTTGTGCTGCTGCCGATAAGGTACACACAATTGGTGCTCAAACAATCTCTGGAACTATTGTCGATAAGGGCACATCAACTGCATCCGATAAGGTATTCGTTCTAGGTGATACGATTGGTGCTGGTGGATCTGGTTCTACTAAAACAATTACTACGACTTAATAATATATGAAATTTGACGAACTGAATGATGAAACATACATTCTGTTCGCCATAAAACATTATGAGAATCCTCACTGTGTTACACGTGAGGATTTTGATGAGGACTTAAAAAGATTTAAGTATCTAAAGCGACTACTCAAACGTTACGTTAGGGGTGGAGCATTAAGAACTCATCTTATCATTAATCATTTAATAATACTTTATAATGTTTTTGGTGAAGCAGCAACCCCTTTGCTTTTCTTCAAGTTGGAGAGAGAGTATTGGGGTATTTTAAAAACTATACTTCTTTATTTGAATAAATACCCAGTAGGTATGCTTCCTGAATTGGAAGAAGACCCTGACGTTCAGGAAGAATTGGAGAGGATATGAACGAAGAAATGATGACAACTGGTTTTACTGGTGCGTCAGATCCTAAGGGACCGACTGCAGGATTTGATCCTGTCATGAAATTTCGTAAGAAGATTAAAGACCAACTGCAGATTGCCAAGAGGAAGAAGCTTAAAGAAGGAATTGAGATGAAGAATGGTCTCTTTCAATATAAAGTATCACTTCCTGAAGTTGGTGAGACTATAGTATATGCTAACAATCCCGCAGAACTACGTCAGAAATTACGTCTCCTCATTAACTATCGTTACAGAGGTGACATTAAGATAGAAAGAATTATGCGTGGTGATGCTGGCAAGTTCTTTATGGATAAGAGAGCAAAGCATCTTAGGAATGAGTCTACTGACGAGAAGCAGATGCAGAGACAACTGACTCTTCAGAAGAATCAGTTAGAAAAGAAGAAAGCAATTTTAAAAATTAAAAATATTCGTAAGCAGTTGCAGAAGAAGACACAGCAACTGAAAGCGAAAGGTCGTGTTGGTGGTAATACTCAAGATTATAATAAGTAAATGGACGTTAACACCGCTATTCTAGAACGCCTGGAAAAGGTGGTGGAGACTCTTCAAGAGAACTCAGTTAAGATGGGTCAACTTCTTGCTGTCCATAATGAGAAGTTGGATAAGCAGGATAGAATAGATGCTGTATTGTTTGAGAAGGTGGAGTCGGTTCACCGTGAAGTAAACCGTAGAGCAGAGGAGATAAAGAAAGGTTGTGAAAGAGACATCAGAAAAGTCGATGACCGTCTTCGAGTCATGGAAAAGAAAATGTGGTCTATCTTTGGTGGTCTTGCTATTATTAGTTTCTTGGTTAGTCCAATCGGACAATCGGCACTCAGAAACTTGACAGACACAAATGCACGTAGTATGATGGATATATCTGAAGTCCATCTCGTTGTCTGAATTTGTTGATGCTCATTATGTAACGCTTCTATCTGGCAGACTTGATAAGTTTGTAAGGAAGAAGGCAGACCTGTATAATTTCAGGTGTCCCTACTGTGGGGACTCACAGAAGCACAAGAATAAGGCACGAGGGTATTTCTTCAGAGTTAAGGCAGATATGGTATACAAATGCCATAACTGTGGCGTTGGGAGGACGTTACCAAACTTCCTCAAGGATCAAGCACCAGATCTCTATGATCAGTACATCATGGAGAGGTATAAGAGTGGAACATCGGGTAAAGGATCTTATGTTCCGAAACCAAAATTTAAGAAACCAGTATTTAAAAAGACTGGAAATCTGAAGAAAGTTTCGGAGCTAAATATTTCGCATCCAGCATACAAGTACATCGTAAAACGAAGGTTAGATCCTTCGTTATTTTATTATACGGATAAGTTTTGTACTTGGGTAAACACACAGAAACCAACGTTCACAGATGTCAAAATAGATCATCCTCGAATCATAATCCCTTTCATTGATAAGGATAATAAATGGTTCGGTTTTCAAGGAAGATCTTTAAATCCAACAGACAAGATGAGATACATCACTATCATGTTGGATGAGAATAAACCTAAAGTATATGGATTAGATAGAGTTGATACATCTAAAGCAATCTACGTCGTTGAAGGACCGTTTGACTCAACGCTCTTGGGCAATTCCATTGCGATGGCTGGGTCTGACGTTGATAGTCGGACGTTTGGTTGGAGCAATTATATTTGGATTTTTGATAACGAACCTCGTAACAGAGAAATCGTCAACAGAATCTCCAAGTCCATCGATAGAGGAGAGAAGATAGTGATCTTCCCATCCAATATTAAGGAAAAGGACATAAATGATATGCACCTCGCTGGACATGATGTTCAAACTCTGGTAGAATCAAATATCTATCAGGGACTTGAAGCACAAGTAAAACTAACCGAATGGAAGAAAGTATGACTACTAAAGTAGTAAAGAGAAACGGAGAGAGTACAGAACTCAACCTTGAAAAGGTTCATAAGATGGTAGAGCATGCCTGTGAAGGTCTTGCAGGTGTGTCTGAGTCAGCAGTGGAGATGAATTCAGGTCTCCAGTTCTATGATGGTATACAGACTGCTGATATTCAAGAGATTTTAATTCGTTCTGCTAATGATTTAATCACTCTCGACAATCCTAACTATCAGTTTGTTGCTGCAAGACTATTATTATTTGGTTTAAGGAAAGCAATTTACAACGGTCATCCAGATAAGCATCCACCACTACATGAACATGTTAAAACATGTTGCGAAAAAGGTGTGTATGATAAGGACATTCTTAATAAATTTACTGACGAGGAATGGGACAAGTTAAATAGTATCATCGATCACGACAGAGACTATCTTTTTACCTATGCAGGTATGCGTCAGGTATGTGATAAGTATCTTGTACAAGATAGAAGTACTGGAGAGATCTATGAGACTCCTCAGTTCATGTATATCATGATAGCAGCGACACTCTTTCAAGATGATGATAAGTTTTATCGTTTAGATTATATTAAAAAGTATTATGACGCAATCTCCAAACACAGAATCAACATCCCAACACCAGTCATGGCGGGAGTTAGAACCCCCATTCGCCAATTTGCAAGTTGTGTTTTGGTTGATGTTGATGACACCATCGATAGTATCTTTAGCAGTGATATGGCTATTGGCTACTATGTCGCTCAAAGGGCAGGTATCGGTATTAACGCGGGTCGCATCAGGGGGATCAACAGCAAAATCAGAGGCGGAGAAGTTCAGCACACAGGTGTCGTCCCGTTCCTTAAAAAGTTTGAGTCAACTGTTCGATGCTGTACTCAAAATGGCATCAGGGGAGGCAGTGCAACAGTACACTTCCCAATATGGCACCAAGAAATCCAAGACATCCTCGTCCTCAAAAACAACAAAGGAACCGAAGACAACAGAGTTCGGAAGTTAGACTACAGTATACAGATATCCAAACTATTTTATGAGAGATTTATTTCCAATGAAGATATCAGTTTATTTTCTCCTCACGATGTTCCTGGTCTCTATGACGCTTTTGGTACTGACGAGTTCGACGAACTCTACATACGAGCCGAGGGGCAAGCAGATATTCCGAGAAAAACTATTGCTGCACAAGAACTCATATTAGATCTCCTTAAGGAGAGAGCAGAGACTGGTCGTATATACATTATGAATATCGATCATTGTAATACTCATTCATCTTTTAATGATAAGGTGAACATGAGTAACCTATGTCAAGAGATCACACTACCTACAGATCCTATTCAACATATAGATGGTGGTGGTGAGATAGCATTGTGTATTCTCTCTGCTATTAACGTAGGTAAGATTAATAAGTTGGAGGAGTTAGATGAACTTTGTGAACTTGCTGTTAGGGGTCTTGATGCTCTTATTGATTATCAAAATTACCCAGTCAAAGCAGCAGAGAGTTCGACTAAGAACAGGCGTTCTCTCGGTATTGGGTACATTGGACTCGCACATTATCTTGCTCGGCATGGTGCTAAGTATGATAGTCAGGAGGCTTACGAATTAGTTCACAAACTCACTGAGAGATTCCAATTTGCTTTACTTAGTGCATCCAATTCATTATCAATGGAGAAGGGTCCTTGCGGTTACTTTGGTCATACTAAGTATGCTAAAGGTATTCTTCCTATCGATACATATAAGAAGGATGTGGATGAGATAGTACCGAATGACCTATCATGTGATTGGGAATTTTTACGGGGGAGGATTAAACAGTATGGACTCAGGCACAGCACTTTGTCCGCACAAATGCCTTCGGAGAGCAGTTCCGTTGTGTCAAACGCTACCAATGGAATCGAACCTCCTAGAGACTACCTGTCCATTAAGAAATCAAAGAAAGGGCCTCTTAAGCAGGTGGTTCCGTCTTATGGGTCTTTGAAAAATAACTACCCACTTCTTTGGGATATGAAATCCAAT